CGCTTGGCTTCTTTGTTGGCGTTTATTTCCCGCAGCCTGCGCAGCACAAAGGCTTCAACCTCCTGCTTGGCAGTGACAGCACCGGCCTCCAGGAATTTGGCCTGACCAACCGTGTGGTTGGCTTCCATATCCTCATGTACAATCAGGGCGTAGTTGACTGTACCTTCCGGGGCATTGATGGTGGGGCTAACCGGGGTGTCACCACCGAACTGCACGACAGCCCGGTTGAAGTCACTACCGCTTTCGTAGATCACCACACCGCTTTCACGCAGCGCACCCGTCTCAACAGGAACAAAAGGAATGGTTTTCTGAAGAACTATGTCGGCAGCTTCTGTTAGTATGTCCTCAAGCTCCTTACCGACGTTCTTGACAAAATCACTGTAGGCAGCAACCAACTGACCAACAGTGTCACCACCCTTCCGGCCACTCTGGCGTACCGTGCGGACCATTACATCAGCACCCTGCGCTCATAGTCCTCAGCCATGATCCCTGGGATCTTGCGGAAGTCAAAAACGCGGTGGGCAGAACCTACGGCTTGCGGGTTGGCGACGGCTGATGATCCCAACATCAGATAATCGCCAATCTTCACGTCTCGATCAAGGTAAGCCACAGCCTTAGAAGGCTCAGATTGGCCTGCCGGGTTGATGAAATACTCAGCCCGCTCTTCCCAACGGCCTGGAATCTGTACCGGGGTGGCAAAAACCTGCTTCCCATACCCGTCCAAACCTATCTCTTCCCAGTAGGTGAGGGTCTGTTTCAGGTATGCGGCCAGCCAACTTACCACTTCGACCGCCTGTAATAGCTCAGAATACCGTTGGCCATGGCAGAAATACCGGGCATGGCTGACCCTGTGGCAGTGGTCCCAGCACTACTTCCCGTAGTTCCTGAGGTGTCGAAGTCAATTTCTGTCTCACCAATCTTGTATTTGGTCACCCCGGCAGCCCCACTTCCACCAAAAGCAACGTTAGAACCAAGGAAATACTGGGCTTTGACCATATCGATCACAGCCATTTCCAGGTCATACGGCAGGTTTCTGGCGAAAGGTGACGGCCAACCGGGTAGGACATAGCCACCTTTGTAGGTGAATTCCCACAGATAGCGGGTGTACGGGGCAGGGGCTAGGTCTATGTTGGTCCAGTTATACTCCGTGCTGGCCCAGCCTGAAGTGGCCTGCACAATGCCAGCTTCCCGATCAAGGATGGTCCAGTCAGTGAAGGGTCCATTGTCAAAGCTGACGGAAGTTATTTCTTTGATTGGGGTACGGCTCAGCAGCAGATCAGGCAAGCCAGTAGCCCCCACGCTTTCCTTCACCTCCTCCAAGGCAAAGGCCCGCCCGCAGTACGTGCAGACAAGATCACTGACAGCCCGGATGATCCCGTATAACCGGGCATCCTGTAGGCTGTCAGTAATCCCCAGCGCCGTTTTGATCGTTGAAACTTCCGTCAGCCCGTAGCTGGGGGCGGGGGTAACTATCTCAACGGAGGATCTCATTCTACTCCTTCGCGCCGAGCCGCTTGCGGCCCTCGGTCTCCTTGGACTCAGCTTCCTTGGCGGCCTTGGCTGCCCTGGCGTCGAGTTCCTTCTTGACCTCTTCACGCTCCTTCTTGGTCTCCTCCCGCTCCTTGATCTCAGCGTCGATCTCTTTGACGGGGCGGCCGGCTCGCATCTGCCGGTCCTTGTACTGCTCAACAGTCATTGCCACCACGTGTCCCGAATTGGCAAGCGCCTGAGCCTGCTCAGCCTCAAACGTCGCCACATCCCCGGCATTGTAGGGGGAACGGGGCCTGATGAACTGTACCGTTACTGGGTTATTCATCATCTGCTTCTTCCTTTCTGATGTCCCACGTTGATCCTCTCAAGCGTGTCACCGCGATCATTGCACACGTAGGCGCTACTGGCAAACAGCACTCGCTGCTTCAAGCTGCCCCTATAGAACTCAATTACTCCAACATCGACAGAAGCACCTTTGCTGAAGCATTCACGGGCAATCAGGTTGACCGCTGGACTCTCAGGATCATCAAGCCGGCTCATGTCCTCCCGCTTGCCTACACTGTGAGAAGCCACGAAGTGGCACTGATCCACCTTGTCAAACAGATGCCATCCACCGTTGCCGTCGTTGACTTTCAGCAACATGCCCTGCCTGCCTTGTGTGGGCGGTACCCCTACGCTGCTTGGGAGGCTTTAAGCAAGGGTACCGCCCTTGGAACCCCTAGCCGATGCCTGGGGTACCTTCTGCCAAGATGGGCAGGTCCTGGAACCCACCCAACGTGGCTGTGCCGATGATGGTCGCCGCATCAACGGTAGCTGCCGAGAACAAGCAGGTGACGCTGGGGCGGACGTAGCGGCGTGCGCCACTCAGGTTGACGTTGAACACGAAGTTCAAGGTCGCGTTGGTAATCACCGTAACCGGCTTGGCGAAGTTGGCCGGGTACAGATACGGTGCCCAGGTGGTGCCGTCCGCGCTGTCATCTGCACCACAAGTGATGATCAGCGTATCCGGTGCGCCGATACCAGTGCTGACGACGTTGAGGTTGACGGCCATGGACATGGCCAGTGAGTTCTGGTCACGCCTGTCGATCAGGTTACCCGGCTGGGCAACGCCGTCGGTGCCGGTGTTCGGCGCATTGGCGGTGAAGACGGTGCTGCTGAACGCGGCAATGCCGGGGACAACAAATGCACCGATGTCCTTGATTCTTGCAATTCCTGGCATGGCTAAAAGCCTCCTTTGCCACTACGGCAGCCTTATCGCGGCCACCTGATTTGGGTGGCGCACCATGCGCCACCCGGTAGATAACTCACGAACCCCATGTTGCGTTTGAGATAATCGCAACACTTTCACGGTGACGCATGGCGAAGTCATGCCGGCTGATCGCACGGATCATGGTCTCATCACGTGAGAAGGCCGACTTCATCACGCCGCCTTCCACGTAGGCACCGCTGGAATCAACCGCAATCTCAAGGCTGGTGGATTCACCGATAATGGCATCAGCCATATCCACAAAGTAGATTTCAGACTCCGTGCCGCCGCCCAGGTTGCTGGGAAGGCTGGTAGTGGTGAACACCGGGTAGGTGTAGAGGGTTGGCGTCGGCGTGCGCATCTCCGGATAGATGATATTGCCGTTGGCGTCACGCAGGTTGAGCAGGTGGTTCTTACGGCTTGGGTGCATAATCCAAACCGGTGAAATCATCCGCACATCCTTACTCTCAAGGGTATTGATGAGGTCCTTGAAGTCCTCCTCAATCTGCGCACTGGTCGTGCCGTTGGTAGGGATGATGTTGCCGGGGGCTGCCCAGTAGCGCAGGCCACGCGGGGTGAACTGCGTCCCGTCGTCACGGATGAAGGCACGGTCTTCGCGCAGTGCCATTTCAATCACAAGGTCATCACGCACGAAGGCGTCGGCGCTGGGTCCGCTGCTGAACAGGAGCAGATCATTGGTTATCGGCACAATGGTAGCCAGTTTCTTGGCGACCAGGGTGATCTGCCCGAGTTCCGGCTGGCTAACGCCGATATCCTGCATTTCACCGACGTAGGCTGAGCTTGTGCCCGCCGTCTGCTTGCGAATTGTCAGGTTGCCGTTGTTCATCGGCAGGGTTCTGGCCCCGGCGCGGCGCACTACGGTACGGCTGCGCAGCAGCTCGATGATTTCAGCGGCGTAGACCTCAGGAACGAGGCTGCCACCGGCCGTCAGCTGGCTGGTATTGAGTGACCGAAGTTCGGTCTTGATCTGGTCTCCCAGGTCATCGTTCCACACCTTTTCAGCGAAAAACGCCGCCTTGATGTGGTCGCCACGTCCAAACGCAAGGGCACGGATGTAGCGGGCGGCGGCAATGCCGATCTGGTGGGGTTTTTCAGTCAGCGAACGGGGCTTGCGCACCGTTTCCCCCGACGTAATCAGCGGCGGCGCGGCCAGCGGGGTCGATTGCGTGGTTGTACCGAGGGCCTTTGCCACGGCTGCGTCAATGACTGTGGCCAGATCCGTGAGGCTGACCCTGGTATCAGGTTCCATTTATGCAATTCCCTTACTTGGGGAAGTATTCCCCCGTTGCTGCGTGCGTCAATCCAGACGACCACGCACTTTATTGACGGCCCGCTCGACCAGCGGGGCCAGCAATGTATCGGCGTTCTTCAGAAGTTCACCAAGACCGACAGTGCCATCCTGCTGTGGCTTCACTGCCACGGTAGGGACAATGGCATTGGTGACAGCATTAGGGGCCAGACGCTGTGCCAGCTCGCGCATGTAGTCGGCAAGGAAGGCCAGCTTCCGCTGCGTGTGGCGCAGGCTCGGCAACTTGTGTTCGTCAAGGTGACGCTCCAGGCGAAGCAGCTGCTTCTCCACATGATCCATCTCCCTTTCCAGGGAGACGTTGCGGGTCATGGCGATGTAGTCGCGCTCCTCGTCATCCGGGTCACCGTCCTCTTCGTCGCCGTCATCCGGGTAGCTGATGTCATCCGGCTCATCACCAATGGGCGGTGGCGGCTTGGGCGGTTCGGCAGCTGCCTCAACCGGAACCGGTGCTTCGGCAGGCGGGGCAGGCGGCGGTGGCGGTTCTGTGGGCGGCACCTCAACCGGTTCGGCAGGCGGCTTGGGCGGCTCTGCCTTCACCAGTTCGCCAATGTAGTCGTCGGCGTGCTTCCCGACAAGATTGTAGGTGATGGTGCCTTCATCGGCAGTCAGCTTAACCTGAAGTTTCCCGTCAGCGTCAACCACTTCTGGCTTGAAGCCAACCGGCATACCGTTCTCAAGGATATCCTTGGAAAACAAGGTGATGGAAGGGGTTTCCTGAAGGCTGTAGGTGGTCACGCCGTTGATTTCCTCGGCATCTACCAGTACAGTTTTGGCCGTAGCAGGCAGTTCGCATTCCGGCAAATCTGCGAACAGTTGTTCTGTACCCTGCATGGCGGCACCTTTAGCTTGTGTGAGGGCGAGGTTGCGGGCTAGAAGCGCCGCCTGATCTGCCGGATTTAAGCGGTGGACAGCCCCTGAGCCGGAAGCTTTGCGCCGTACTGACTCCAACCCCTTACGCGAAATACCGTACATGTAGGCGTCTTCGCCACAATCCTTCCAGT